AAACAGGAAACTATCGAACTTCTTGTTCACCACCCACTAGCGTTTCAATCTTTTTGTTATCTTCTTGACTTCCTAATGAAGCACAATAAAAATCTTGTTAAAAATATCAATGTCCCTTTCTATGAAGAAGACACCGACAAGCTCATACTTGCAAACCATACTCTTAAACAACTCAATATTATTAATGATGGTAACCATACTGGAGCGGCATCTTCTATTTGCGATCTACTCAATCGATGTAGTACTAAAATGGGAAAACGCAAAATGAATGAAGTTATTATGCGACCTATTACCAATATCGAAATACTTCAATCCGAATATTCTATTACTGAATATATTCTCTCTAACTTCAAAGAACTTTCTTTTGTAAAAACACACCTTGAAAAAATTGGTGATGTTGAATATCAATATAGGAAGATCATCAACAACAAACTTAGTGTCAAAGATGTTGTTGACTTATATGACAATATCACATTTGCTGGCATGTTATTTGATGAGTTGAAGAGAGAACCTCAACATGAATGTATATTATCACATGTATTCTGTGATGCGAATTATGATTCTTTTGTTACACAGACCAACGAGGTCACTACATATATTAAACATGTTATTAATTTTGAGAAGATTAATGACCATGAAGGTTGTGAAGATGGCATACTTAATTATATCAACAAAGGTTTTAGAGTAGATTTAGATGATAGAGAGAGAATATTTATAGAATCCAATGACAAAATGATTTGTATATTAAGTTTTTTAAATGCAACATTGAAAGAAAAAGAAAAAACAAAGCTATCTGCAAAAGACCCTGTTAAAATGCATATTACCAGTGGATTAGATGTCTCTTTTGAATGCACACGCAAGCGCGGTAGTGTACTAAAACTTTATCTTAGTCATTTGAGTTCGCAGAGAGAACTTACCTATAAATCTAGTTATGATGGTATTGTCAAGACATTCTCTCTATCTCTTGATTTAATTTCATTTATAAATAGTGGTAAAGATAAAACACATATAACATCTAGTGAAATTTCTACAATTTGCAGTGAATATAGTAACACTCGCCATATTCTACATACATTAATTGGTCAAGTATTCAATCAGTTTGTAGATGAGCTTAAAAAATTCAATACTCATTTTTTTGATATTGTTAATGCCATCACAAAAATGGATATTACCTATACAAAAGGATTTGTTGCCAAAAAATTCAACTATGCAAAACCTGAAATCATCGATAAAAATAACGGTAAATCATTTATTGAAATCTCAAAAATGCGACATGCCCTTATTGAACATATCCAGAAAAATGATAAATATGTTCCGAATGACATCAATATCGGCATGGACGAAAAGGGTGTTCTCCTATATGGTACAAATGCTGTCGGTAAAACAAGTCTTATCAGAGCAGTTGGAATTTCCGTAATTTTGGCTCAGGCAGGTTTCTTTGTTCCATGCGAATCCATGACGTTTTATCCATACCACAAAATATTCACGCGAATTATTGGTAATGACAATCTATTCAAAGGTCTCTCAACATTTGCTGTTGAAATCATAGAACTAAGAAATATTATTAATAATGCTAATGAGAACAGTCTTATTCTAGGTGATGAACTGTGCTCTGGTACAGAAACTGAATCAGCAATTAGTATTTTTATTGCTGGCATTGAGCATTTTACAAAGATAGAATCTAGTTTCATTTTTGCAACACATATGCATGAGATTGTTGATAAACCAGAGGTAACTGCACTTAATAATGTAGTATTCAAACATATGAAAGTACATTATGATAACGAGAAAAAAGTTTTAGTATATGATAGATTGCTTCAAGAAGGCTCGGGAGAGAGAATGTATGGCTTGGAAGTATGCAAATCACTCAATATGAAACCAGAATTCCTAGAAAGAGCACATGAACTGCGTCGCAGTTACTTTCCAATTGAAAGAAGCGTTAGTGAAACAAAACAATCTAGATATAATAGAGGCAAGTTAGTTGGTATATGCGAAATTTGTAATAAAAGAGATGCAGTAGATACACACCATCTTGAATACCAATGTGATGCTGATGGTAATGGATATTTGCCTGATGGTGGTCATAAAAATCATCTATCGAATCTATGTGCTGTTTGTAAGATATGTCATGATAAGATTCATGCAGAAAACTTGGTTCTTACCAGAAAACTTACAACAGATGGACCGATGATTTTCACATCTTAACGATAATAATTGATTTTATAATGGAAACACAGAACAAACTATATCTCAATGGAAACTTTATTTAGCGGACTTATGACATTGGAACAAGAGCGCCGTGTGCTCGTAGAAGCACCTCCAAACGGCGAGCACATGATTATCACAACCCCAAATACCGGGATAAAACAGCGTATTAGAAAAGGCGGACGAAAATGGGATAACAATAACCCATGTGTTAATTGTGATATGGATGAATGTTTAATTCAAATTGCAGACCTTCGTGGGACTACCCGTGAAGGTATACAGACATCAATATGCAAAAATCCTTTAAATGACATGCTTATTACGATGTTATGCAATTGGAGACGACATGTTAAAGAAACTTTTATAGAAACACAGGAACCGGGAGCGACACGGTGGAAAAAAATATCGATATGTACATCAGAATTGACATTCCTAGGTAGAAAAAAATTGGCCGGCGGCCTTATACCAATATTGGCTGACACTGATATACATGTATGTTCAATTCCGTCGTTGGTTTCCCTCTCAACTGAAGGAGTTAAAGGACTTTCATGTTCTATTGTAATGTTTATTGCATTGTATATGGAAGGAAATACATCATTAGATAGGAAAATTCACCCATGGTTACTTTATACACAAGAAAATGCTGACATTATTTCTGTGCTTTTGAAAAAAATTAGACAGCGTGGTATGAAAGGGCTGGATTGTTATATGTTTTCCCCATGGCAAATTATGTTTCAAAACATAATTCAGCGAAAACGCATTCCAGATGACATTAGAGAATTAATTCTAAGTAGAGCTCATTTACCATAGATGTTTTAATTAGACAATATTTTAACGATATGTGTGTGATTGTAGTGCAACTATATATGGTATATCATCATTCGATTTTAATCAATATAACTATTAATAATATTGCATTATACTATAATGGAAATCGGATTTGTTTTATTTTCTGGTATCGTAATAATCGGATTAATTACTATTTTTGGAAAATTTATTAGCGAAAATGCAGAAACTATATTCGGCGAGTCATTTATTACTGTGATTTTAAAACGCATTGCGTTTATTGCTGAAAACATTGATATAATAATTCTTTTTATTATCTGTATTACTGGTACTATTGTATTTATTATACTGAAAGATATTAAAATTAATAATGTGAGTGAGAGTAAAATAATAGAAAAACATAAAATTAAATTCAATTTAGCGAGTTTAATGTCAACATAAAATTTTTTTCATGTACAATCTATCATAAGAATCATTGTTGAAATCCTGTACATTTGTTGTTTATTGTATAATAATTAAAATTGATTCAAAGTTTAATTATTGGTATACTACATAAGATGATCATCCCAGTTAGGTGTTTTACATGCGGAAAAGTTCTTGCAGATAAATACAATTATTATCTAGACAGAGTTCGTCAGAAGAAACTTGCGATGAATATTGATGAGGATAAGGTTTTATATCTTACGCCAGAATACATTAAAAAAACGCCAGAAGGTATTACAATGGATGAACTGAAATTGAATTCAATGTGTTGTCGCAGACATATTTTGACCCATGTAGATATTGATTAAATATATCGTCTCTTAGATTTTCTTATTATAGTATACAATGAAGAAAAAATGTAAAACATATTGCAATAAAAAATATAATCGATTTAAAACATTACATTTCAAACCTAAAAATGAAAAAAATGGTGCGTTTATTAATGCAACCGAATCACTTCATAAAAAAACGTGCAAACGTTTATGCAAGAAAACGTTAACAAAACCTCGCCCTCCGAAAAACAAAACACGTATTAATAAAAAGCGCAAACCACATAAAGGAGGCGGTATATTACCAATACCGCTTTTGGATTCTATAAGCATGATGAAGTTTATACCTTCGAATTTTATTAATAGTTTAAGCGGATTTAAAGGATTAGCCAGTCCATTGCCAACTTTATCACAATTTGCAGTTTTTTAAAATATTTTTAATATATATATGAAAGGTTCTGCAAAAAAAACATTAGACTCTCTATGCCCCCCGGCGTTTTTTTATTTTATTATTTCTGTATTTTCAATGATTATAATGATGGTCCAAAATATTGTAGACGGTAGACACGTATTATGTTTAGGTGAATATAAATGTACAAGTTCATCTGTCCCATTCGTATTTGGTGCAGAGGCAATTTATATACTCGCATGGACTAAAATTCTAGACATGATGTGCAAACGGGGATTAGGTTCATTGGCATGGGTTATTGTATTTTTCCCATATATTATGATGTTCATTTTCATTGGGTTGTTTATGTTAAACTCTGGTACAGTGCAACATAATCCTTCAACTGTCATAGGATTTTCAGGAACAAAAGGGATGTTATCGGGTAAATTGTTATAAGTTATTATAATAAATAATATACTATTATTATAATATAAGATGGACATACATAAAATGCAATGGCGAATCATAGACAAATTCTTCAAACAAAACCGATATTGTCTTGTAAATCATCATATTGAATCTTATAACAAATTTTTCAATTATGATATTTTCAATATTTTTAAAGAACAAAACCCAATTTCAATGCTAAAACAATATAATACAACTACTGGTAGTTATGACCTTCAATCCCATATGTATATTGGTGGTAAAGATGGGACCAAAATTTATTACGGTAAACCAACTATTTATGATGATGATAATTCGCATTTCATGTTTCCCAATGAGGCACGCATGAGAAACATGTCATATGGGTTCACGATTCATTTCGATATTGAAATTGAATATATTATTGAAGGACAAGACCCATTCACACAGACCATTGAAAATATACTATTGGGCAAATTTCCAATAATGTTGCATTCTGATTTATGTATATTTAGTGGAATGGACCGACATTTTTGTTTCAATGCCGGGGAATGTAAAAATGATAGAGGAGGATATTTTATCATTGATGGTAAAGAAAAAGCTATTATATGCCAAGAGCAGTTTGCAAACAATATGATTAATATTAGTGACCGTGGAAATAATCTATATACATATTCAGCATCAATACGTTCAGTATCAGAAGATGTATCAAAACCGGTGAGAACTATGGCTATACAATTGCTTAATCCCGGTGTGACCTATTCTTTTGGTAATGTGGTAGTTAATGTCCCAAATGTAAGGAAGCCTGTCCCCTTTTTCATTCTAATGCGTGCATTAGGTGTAATATCAGACAAATCCATTGTAGAACATGTTGTTTTAGATATTAATAAACATGAGACATATGTTGATATGTTGAAACCATCTGTTCACGATGCTAATAAAATATTCACACAAAAAGCCGCACTAGAGTTCATTGCAAGTTTTACAAAGGGAAAAACAATCGCACATGCACAACATATTATAATGGATTTCCTATTACCTCATATTGGTGTTGATAACTTATGCGATAAAGCATTCTTTCTAGGACATATGGTATTTGGATTATTACAAGTTGCATCTGGTGATAAGCAGCCAACCGACCGCGATAGTTTCAAATTTAAACGCATTGAATTATCTGGTGTTATGATTTATAATTTATTTAAAGAATATTTCAAACTTCAAACTGACAATATTAAACTGAAATTTGACAGGAAATTTTATTACAATGAAAATATTTATACTGCCAACTTTTCGAGTCTCATTGATTCGAATTACCAAGAAGTTTTTAGAGAACGTATTCTCGAAACTGGTTTTAAAAAAGCATTTAAAGGAAATTGGGGTTCTTCTGAACACACTAAAAGATTAGGGGCTGTGCAAGACCTTAATCGGTTATCTTTTAATAGTGCTCTTTCTATGCTAAGAAAACTAAATCTTAATATGGATGCTAGTGCCAAGGTTATTGCTCCTAGATTCCTTCATGGTTCTCAATGGGGGTTCATTGACCCTGTCGATACTCCGGATGGTGGCAATGTCGGCTTTCATAAACATATGACAATGATGACTCATATTACATCTGGATATTCAAAAGATGGATTAATCAAAATGTTAATGCCATTAATATCTCCATTATCTAAGACGGTCATTCTTGCGAATGGTACAAAAATTATTGTTAATGGACATCTAATTGGATCTACTACCGACCCTGTATCTCTCTCTAAAACCCTTAAAGATTACAAAAGAATTGCTCTCATACCTATACAAACGTCTATATCATGGGATATTGATGCTGCATGTATTAACATTTTCACTGATAGTGGTCGTCTTACTAGACCTATATTCTATATTAATGATAATAGAAAACCAAGTTTTGATAACCGCAACATCGAATCTATGTCTTGGTCAGATTTAATATCTGGTACTAATGTTAAAAATGGATTCGATAATTATAATGTACTGTATCCAATGAATACGCTTTATAGCAAAGACGCGAATGTTAATACATTGTTGAAAAATGCATCCGTTCTTGAATTTATGGATGCGGCTGAAGCAAATGCATCGTATATTAGTACTCATATTCCAGACAATGGTTTCGAGTCTACTCGCCACACTCATGTTGAAATTCATCCATCTTTATTGCTCGGAGTTATGGGAAATCAGATTGTTTTTCCTGAAAACAATCAATTGCCTCGTAATTTATTCTCGTGTGGTCAAAGTAAACAGGCAGTCTCTCTATATCATTCGAATTATCAATTCAGAATTGATAAGATGGGAGTTGTTTTAAATGGCGGACAGCTCCCTTTGGTTAAGAGTCGCTATATGCAATACATTAATAATGAAGAACATCCTTATGGTGAAAATCCCATCGTTGCTATTATGTGCTATGGTGGTTATAATGTAGAAGATGCTATTCTATTTAATGAAGGTTCTGTGAATCGTGGTATGTTTAGAACCACCTATTTTAATATGTACGAAACGCGGGAAAGTAGCAATTCTGTTGCGAACAGTAATACTACTAAAACATTTTCTGATGTTACTAGTAAAGAAGCTATTGGAACTAAACCAGGATATGATTATAGTTATTTAGATAAAAATGGATTGATTAGAGAGAATACTATCATGGATGATAAAAAAGTTGTTATTGGTATGGTTGAAAATGACCCCACAAACCCCGATGTTTTCTTAGACAATTCAATTTTCCCTAAAAAAGGACAACTCGGTTTTGTCGACAAAGCATTTATTACTGAAGAAGAAGAAGGATTCCGATTGGCAAAAATACGGATTCGTGAAGAACGAATCCCTGCGATTGGTGATAAATTCTGCAGTCGATGTGGTCAAAAAGGCACGATGGGTTTGATTATCCCAGAATCTGATATGCCTTTTACACACGATGGCATCAAACCTGATATTATTATTAATCCTCATGCGCTACCATCTAGAATGACAATCGGTCAGTTAATTGAGACGATAATGGGTAAATCGTGCCTCATGTATGGGGGATTTGGTGACTGCACCGCATTTAATAATAAAGGTTCGAAATTGGAAAGTTTCGGTAATATGCTAACAACAATGGGTTATCACAGTAGTGGTAACCAAGTGCTATATAATGGCACAACTGGTGAACAAGTTGTTAGTGACATTTTTATTGGTCCTACATATTACATGCGTTTGAAACACATGGTCAAAGATAAAATTAACTATAGAGCTTTAGGGCCTAGAACATTAATGACGCGCCAAACTGTACAGGGTCGGGCAAACGATGGTGGTCTCAGAATCGGAGAAATGGAACGTGATGGTATTATTGGACACGGAATGACCACTTTCTTGAATGAATCTATGATTGAAAGAGGTGATAAATATTTTATGGCAATTTGTAATAAAACTGGATGTATTTCAGTTTACAATGAAAACAAAAATTTGTTTTTGAGCCCACAATGTGACGGACCATTAAAATACAATTATACGGTTGATGGCGACCTTGAAATTGATAAGGTTTCTAAATATGGCAGATCATTTAGTATCGTTAGGGTTCCTTATGCTTTTAAACTATTAATGCAAGAGTTAATGGTTATGAATGTTCAAATGAGAATTATTACAGAAGATAATATTGACCAACTTCAAAATATGGCTTATTCTAAGACATTGGAAAATCTTTTTATGAAAGATAAAGTAGACCCAAATACATTAGTTGAACGTAATCGGTCTCTCTTTAATGCTGATATTATACCTGAATTACCTACACCAGACCGAGATAATATTCCCGATGAATCCGACGAAGAACCCGACTTAGACCCCGACTTAGACCAAAATGTAGAGTCGCCTACATTATTGTCTAGAGCGACCGATATTACTAATACAGCTACTAATGCTATCTCGAGTGTGACCACAAGTGGCAAAGATTTATTAAATAATTATATACCAGACGATATTAAAAGTGATGTGAATAGTGTTATTAAACAGGCCAGTCCAGCGATGACAAAAATTACACCAATTATGTCAAATGTAGCAAATACAACTGGTAGTACACTAACATCTGCTGTTAAATCTGTCGGTGAGATTACTGGGTTTATTGACCCAAATGATGTCGATTCAGATGACGATGATGCAGTTTCACAAAATACAAGTGCTGTCTCACTACCACAAACTCCAACTGTTATGCCTACACAACCAGTAATAAACATTAATGTTGGAACACAGGGACAATCTACATTTCAGCCTCAAACGCCAAATTTAACACCAAACAATCCATCTTTTAACAAACAACCTCAAATTAATGAGGGAACAAATGATGTTCCCCTTGTAGAAAAATCGGACTCTGAATCTGAATCAGATATTAAAACAATTTCATTAACTTAATAAATTGATATAATATATTGATATATATATATATATATCAATGGACAGTGACAATAGTGTGAGTACAATCTTCAAATCAAGGGTTAATATTCTTAAACAATTAGAATCTATCGGATATGATGTGGCAACCTATAATGACCTCGGCATTGAAGATGTTAATAGTATGTATAAGTCTGGACAACTTGACATGCTATTAGAAAATCTAGACAGTAATATAAAAACGTATGTTAAATTTCATCATGAAAAAGCTGTCACATCAAAAAAATTAGACGAATATATTGAAGACCTGTTCGTAACTGAAAATATTCTTTCACCAAAAGATAATCTTGTTATTATTACAAAAGATGGTGCTAATGATACGATGATTGCAACTATTAAAAATAAATGGGACTCTGATGGCATTTATGTTTCGGTTCGTGGTATCAAAACACTACAATTTAATATTTTCGAACATATGTATGTTCCACCTCATACACTTCTCTCTAAAGAAGAAGAATCATCATTTAGAACAAAATATAATATTATTAGAGATGATATGATTCCGGAAATTTCTCGCAACGACCCTGTTGCATTAGCGCTTATGATGAGACCTGGTGAAGTATGTTCAATTGAACGTAGTAGTAAAATGGCAATTACTGGGAATTTCTACAGAATTTGTGTCTAGTTATAGTATATGCCCGGGGATATTTTTTCTGTTATTACAGGCGAGATTGACGACATTGATATTTCATTAGATGACTATAAGGTATTTGCAAATCAATTCACCTTCCTTTCCCATGGCAGATGCAGCGAGTATCCAACTGACATCATTACTTTAAATGCAAAAATGGCAGCTAAAATATCAGCAAACCAAGTTTTCATAGATAGTTTGGGGTATACTTCTATGAAATATGATGACATTAAGAGAGACGTTGCATCTGGACGAGCAAATTCTGCTTACAAGCAGTCTGAACAAAGCACTATGCTGTATAATATTAGCGTTTCATCACTGGTAAATATTATTTCTGGTGTTCTCATTTTAATATTTTTTATTGGGAAAGAATTAGGACTATCTGTTAAAAAAATGTCCCGCGTGTCTTCTGTTGCTGCTGGTGTGAAGAAGGCGTCTGATAGGCTAGTGCCAAAAAAAACGCCAAAAGATAAGGCTGATTCTGGTAAAGATAAGTTAGATAAGACCCCTCCCACAAAACCTGACTCTGGTAAAGACAAGGGTGACTCTGGTAAAGCCACGACTGCCTCTGGTAAAGCCACGACTGCCTCTGGTAAAGACAAGGGTGACTCTGGTAAAGACAAGCCTGACTCTGGTAAAGCCACGACTGACTCTGGTAAAGCCACGACTGCCTCTGGTAAAGCCACGACTGCCTCTGGTAAAGCCACGACTGACTCTGGTAAAGACAAGCCTTGACTCTGGTAAAGACAAGCCTGACTCTGGTAAAGCCACAATTAAATAAGATAATAATAGTCCTAAATCAGTCAGTAAATGAACACATTGACTAGTGAAGAGCAGATAACGCTATTACTTGAGAAAATGTTTAGCGAGTTAGATTTAATTCTTGTGTAGAAAACATATCAATATAGTTGGCCAAGTACTGTAACCAATTGCACAATGTCTAAGTAATATGTATATATAAATGGTGTGAGTTGTCTGGGAGGTTGTGTGCAATGTATGGATATAAGAGGAACTATGCATACAAATTCAAATCCTAAGAAGAAATAGCCTTCATATTAATGAAGCAATCCTAACACATGATAATAAATTCCTCATAAATAATATTTCACTATAATATATGACAAAATTGTTAATTCACAAATTGAAACAAGATTTAAATGCAGAATCATCCGCAGCATCTGCCCAAGGAAAGACCGTTAAAAAACAGTTTAATATTATTGATGAACAGCTTGGACCTAATTTAGAATCAATGACTAATTTTTTTGGAAAAATTAGTGGCATTGATAAATTTGATTTAGATACATTAAATCCATTTAAAAAGGAAGGGTTTTATGGACAAGAAGGACATGGGATGAGTGATGGTAACGAACATAAAATACACAAAAGCATTGATGGACGGATAATAATAAACAACGAGACCACTACCGGCACTACCGACACTACCGACGAATATAAATTATATAAAAAACTAGAATTTCAAAAAATACATGCGAAATCACAAACCAGTTGGGTCGCACTTTGGGGCATTATTCTTTTTATTTTAGTTATAATTAAAATATATTTTTTTATATCTGCATTTTTCACCGGTTCGTCCAAACCGAGTTCATCCAAGCCAAATGTGTCATCTTCGAGTGATTCTGCTGATGTACCTACTGTTAAATCCATTAAAAAACCTACTGAGGTTCCTACTGTTAAATCCATTAAAAAACCTACTGTGGTTCCTACTGGACCATCTGAATAAAAATACACACACCATTGTCAAACTATCCATTTAGCAAAATATAATATAATAAAATATATATATGGTTCAATTGGTTGAGGGACATACCACCGACTCAAATGATAATAATATTAAAAAATTACTTGAAATAGAATATTATAACGGAAAGGTACATGCCGATTATATAATATTATTTAAATTATTTGCTGGTTTTTTAATTCCACTTGTTGCCCTTGGATATATGCATTCAAAATCGGTGATAAATGATAAGATTTATTTCAGAATATCTATATTGATATTTGTTTTAATATTTTTTATTGCTGGAACAAAAATTTTTGATATGTATTGGAGAAATAAAATGGACTATGATAAATATGACCGATTATATAATAACATATCCGGCGAAAGTATATTTAAACTCAATCAGGCACGATATCGTAAAAAAGGAAATCAGCAGTTGGGTACTTCACTCACTGGTGAGGAGGAGGCAGCGGCAGCGGCACCAGCAG